GCGCGCAGCGCGGCGCAGCCGGCCGCCACAAGCGCGTCGGGGTCCTTCCCCATTTGCCGATAGAAGTCTGGCCTCAACAGCGCGTCCTTGCCCCGCGTGATGGGAGCTTTGGCGGCACCCAGGCGCGGACGCCAGAGTATTTGGCCAGGATTTGATGCGCGGCGAGGGGGGGGGCATGGGCAAGTCGCGGCCAGCTAAAATGGCGGGGACGCTCATGAAATCCCTATCGAGCCACCCCCGATATGACGAACAGAAAACGAGGGCCGAGGCCAAGCTCGGCCGCGAGCTGACAAACGAAGAATTGGTCGAGGGGCTGACGCCGAACTTGGCGGCATCATCAGCGGCGTTCGGCGTCTCGATCTTCGACCCCGTCCTCTGCGAACTGATCTACCGCTGGTTTTGCCCGCCCGGCGGCCTCGTCCTCGATCCCTTCGCCGGGGGCTCAGTGCGCGGCATCGTCGCCGCCATCCTGGGCCGCGAATATATCGGATATGATCTGAGCGAGCGCCAGGTCGAGGCCAACCGAGCCCAGGCGGCCGAGATATGCAATGGCGTCACGCCCGTCTGGGTCCACGCCGATGCAAAGACGCTGGACGTGCCCCAACTTGGGGCGGACATGGTGTTCTCATGCCCGCCATACGCCAATCTGGAGCGATACAGCGACGACCCATTGGACCTATCCACGATGCCCTACGGGGCGTTCATCGAGGCCTATCGCGAGATCATCGCCAAGGCATGCGCCCAGCTCCAAGACGATCGCTTCGCTTGCTTCGTCGTCGGCGAGGTCCGCGATAGCAAAGGCCGATACCGGGGCTTCGTCCCCGATACCGTCCGCGCCTTCCAGGACGCCGGCCTGGCGCTCTACAATGAGATGATCCTGGTTACCGCTGTTGGCTCCCTGCCTATCCGCGTCCGCAAGCAATTCGAGGGCGCCCGCAAGGTCGGCAAGACCCACCAGAACGTACTGGTGTTCCTCAAGGGCGACCCCAAGCGGGCTACAGCGGCCGCCGGGCCTGTCGAGTTCGGCGATATCGATGATGGCTATGATGCGGACGACAACGCCCGCAGGAGCTACGACGACGCCATCGCGGCCCAGCGCAAGGCGTTCGAGGCCCAGCAAAGCAAGGAAACATAAAAGGATGGCGACACCACGCAAGCGCGGCAGGCACAAGAAAACCGGCCCCAAGGTCAACCCGATACCGCTTGCCGCCCTCCAGGCCTATGCCGCCTGTCAATGCACCCAGGCCGAGGTCGCCGCCAAGTTCGGCGTCAGCCCCTCGACCATCGAGGCCCGCCTACGGAAACCGGCATGGCGGAACGCTTGGGAGCGGGGCCGGGCGCTGGGCCTGTTTTCCCTGCGCGCCAAGCAATTTAGGATGGCGATGGACGGCAACCCGACAATGCTGGTCTGGCTCGGCAAGCAGCTTCTGGGCCAGCGCGACGAGCAGGTGCTGATCACCGAGCCGACCGAGGTCGCCGAGGAGCCCCTGACCGCAGACCAGTGGGAGACCGAATTTGGAGCAGCCGCACTGGCGCCCACAAACGGGTCCGCAACACGCCCTCATTAAGTGCCCGATTTACGAAATTCTCTACGGCGGCGCGCGGGGCGGCGGCAAGACTGACGGCGTGCTCGGCAAGATGGCGGCCTTGGCCAGGCGCTATGGCCGGCACTTCAATGCCCTGGTGTTCCGCCGCGAGCTGCCCGGCCTCGACGACATGATCGAGCGCGCCCACGACATCTTCGGCCCGACCGGCGCCAGGTGGGGCGAGCAGAAGAAGCAATGGCGGTTCCCTGGCGGTGGCCGGCTGCGGTTCCGCCCGCTTGAACGTGTCGAGGATGCGGGCAAGTACCAGGGCCAGAATATCAGCCACGCGGCGGTTGAGGAGGTCGGCGAGTATCCTGACCCGAGGCCGATACAGCGCCTGCACGGCGTCCTACGGTCGGCCCACGGGGTGCCTGTGCAGCTCATGCTGACCGGCAACCCCGGCGGCCCAGGCCAGCACTGGCTAAAGGCCCGCTTTGTCGATCCGTACCCGAGCGGCATGAAGGTCCACCGGGGCGAGGTCGCGCCCGGCCTGGTCAAGGAAAGGGTCTACATACCCGCCAAGGTCTGGGACAACCGCATCATGCTCGCGTCGGACCCTGACAGCTATATCGCTTCGCTCCACATGGTCGGCAGCGCGGCGCTGGTCAAAGCCTGGCTCGATGGCGACTGGTCGGCGGTCGAGGGGCAGTTTTTCGATTGCTGGGACCAGAGCAAGCACGTCATCGAGCCGTTCACGATACCGCGCTATTGGACACGGTTTCGATCATTTGACTGGGGCTCGGCTTCGCCCTTCTCGGTCGGCTGGTGGGCCGTATCGGGCGGCGATCTGCTGGACGATGGGCGTGCTTATCCGAAAGGGGCGCTCGTTCGCTATCGCGAATGGTACGGCGACATCGAGGAGCAGGTCGGCGTCGGGCTCAAGATGCGGAACGAGGACATCGCTGCCGGCATCCTGGCTCGCGAGGCCAAGGACGAGGAGATCGAGTACAGCGTCGGCGACCCGTCGATCTGGAGCAACCAGGGCGGCATCTCGATCGGCGAGCAGTTTGCGGCGGCCGGCGTGATCTGGCAGCCTGGCGACAATCGCATTGCCCCCAAGCGCGGGCCGATGTCGGGCTGGGCGCAGTTGCGCGGCCGGCTTATCGGCCAGGACGACAACCCGATGATGTATTTTTTCAGCACCTGCCCCGATGCGATCCGCACTTTGCCGGCGCTCCAGCACGACGAGATCGCGCCCGAGCGGCCCGACGAGAAGGGCGAGGACCACGCGCCCGACGAAATCCGCTACGCCTGCATGACCCGCCCGTGGGTCGCGCCCAAGCCGGCGGCGCCGCCCGATATCACCGAGCCCGACAGCATCCACTCGCTGGTGCTGGCCCAGGAGCGCGCCGACAAGCGCCGAGGCGGCCGGCGGAAACATATCTAATTGTCTGGGACCATAAGGATTACCAATGGACATTCTCAGCGACCACGGCCAAGAGCATGGCGAGATCGAGACCTTAAAGGACATCGGTCCTGGGCCTGCCGGTCTGGCCGCGCGCTGGCTTGCCGAGCTGAGGATTGCCGACAAGGCCGAGGCCGAGTGGCGCAAGCGGGCCAGCGAACTTGACCAGCGGTACCGCGACGAGGCGACCGCGTCATCGGACACGGCCGACGTGGGCAAGGCGAAAACCAAATTTAACATTTTCTGGTCAAACACAGAAACACTCAAGCCGGCGATCTTCGGCTCCATGGCGAGCCCCGACGTGCGCCGCCGGCATGACCAGAAGAACACCCAGCCCCAGGCCCAGAGCCCCGAGGAGCAGCGCATGCTCCAGATCAGGGCGATGCTGGACGAGCAGGGCCGCGAGATGGCGATCGTGCTGGAGCGCGCGCTGGAGTACAGCCTCGACACCTACGACCCGGCCGGCGAGGTCGATCGCACGGTGCAGGACTATCTGATCACCGGGCGCGGCGTGATCCGCGTTCACTTCAAGCAGACGCTCAAGACCCAGGCCAGCCGCATTGCCCTACAGCAAGGCGCTGATGGCCGCCAGTACGGCCCCGAGGGCGCCGTGGACCCGCACACCGCCGACATCCAGCGAGACGCCCAGGGCACCTTCCAGCTCGGCCCCGACGAGGAGGTCGCCGACTACGAAGAGGTCACCTGCGAGCACGTCCATTGGCCGGACTTCCGCCGCGGCCCCGGCAAGCGATGGTCGGACGTGCCGTGGGAGGCATTCCGCCATGAGATGACGCGCAAGGACCTGCGTGACAACTTTGACGCTACCCTCGACGGCAAGCGCATCGCGGACGAGGTTCCGCTGACAGTCCAGCCCAAATTCTGGGACCTGCCGGCGGGCGAGACGATCCCTGACCTGTTCAAGCGCGCCGAGGTCTGGGAGGTCTGGGACAAGGTCACTAAAACGGTGATCTTTGTCAGCCCAGGCTATCACGACGCGCCGCTCGACGTGCGCGACGACCCGACGAATCTCAAGGGCTTTTTTCCGAACCCCGAGCCGATCTATTCGGTGCGCGGCACCGGCACCCTGGTTCCGAGGCCCGAGTTCGCGCTCTATCAGAGCCAGGCGAACGAGCTGGACGATGTCAGCGAGCGCATCGACGCCCTGATTGCCCAGCTCAAGGTGCGCGGCGTCTACAATAACACGCTCAAGGAACTGGATACGCTGCTTGAGCGCGATGACGGCACGATGGTTGGCGTGGCCAACTGGCAGACCTTCGCCCAGGCGGGGGGCTTTGCCGGCGCCGTGGACATCCTGCCGATCGACGCCATCGCCCAGGTGCTCCTGGGCCTTTACCAGCAGCGCGATCAACTGATCCAGATCATCTACCAAGTCACGGGCATTTCGGATATTCAGCGGGGTTCGACCGACCCGCGCGAGACCAAGGGCGCCCAGGAGCTGAAATCGCAGTACGGCAGCCTGCGCTTGGCGCCGCGCCAGAAGCTGATCGCCCGCATGATCCGCGACGTTATGCGGCTCAAGGCCGAGCTGATCGCCGAGAATTTCAGCGCCGAAACCCTGATGAACATGTCGGGCCGGCTGGTGCGCGACGAGATGGTTGCCCTGCTGCGCGACGAGGGCCAACGGGGCTTCGCGATCGACATCGAGACCGACAGCACGGTTGCGCCCGACGAGCATCAGGACAAGACCGAGGCGGTCGAGTACCTGGGCGCCATGTCGGAGTTCATGCAGATGATGGCTAAGGCCGAGGGCATGATCCCATTGCCGATGGCGATCAAAATGATGCTGTGGGTGTCGCGCCGGTTCAAGGTGTCGCGCGAGCTGGAGCTCTATTTCGAGCAGATGATGAACCAGCAGGCGCAGCAGCAGGGCCAGGGCCAGCAGGACGGCCAGGCGCGGGCCGACCAGGCCAAGGCCCAGATCGAGGGACAGAAGCTGCAGCTCGACGCCCAGAAGGCCCAGATGAGCGCCCAGGAGGCCCAGGCCAAGCTGCAGGTCGAAGTGCTCAAGGCCAAGCTGAAGGCCGAGGAGGCCGCCGGCAAGATCGAGCTTGAGGGCGCCAAGCTCTCGATGGAGCAGGAGATCGCCCTTGCCGAGCTTGACCAGAAGCAGGCCGAGCTGGATACTGAGCGCCGCAAGATCATCGGTGACCAGACGACCAAGTATGCGGAGATCATCAGCCGCGAGCGGATCGCGGCAAGGCAAGCGGCGGCGGCCAATCGGGCCACCGTCCACTAGAATACAGAGGGGGCGGTCTGGTACTGCTCGCGAGGCACCCAGCACCCATTGACCCAGCGATGGCTGGCCAGGCAGGGCCCTTCACCCGTTGCCGCCGCGACCCAACAACCAGAGGAGATTGGCATGACAGTTCAAGCAATAGTGGCGGTGGGCACGATGATTGCCGTCGTTCTCGGGTTCGGCTGGGGGTATGACCTCATTGGCTGGGGCCGAGGCTTCAAAAAGGCCATCGACGCTCCCAAGATCGGCGGCATCGACCGCAAGCCGAGCCCGATGTGGCCATGAGACGCACCTACATCTGGGACCCGGCGACCCGCAAGATGGTCGAAAAGACGCCCCAGGTGCGCGCTGGGTCGATCTTCAACATGCCCGATCTGCAGCCCTATCAGAACATCGTGGACGGCAAGGTGATCGGCGGCCGGGCTGCGCACAGGGAGTTTCTGCGGAAGGGCGACGGCAAGGGATCGTATCAGGAGGTCGGCAACGAAAAGCCGGCGTATATGCGCGACCGCGACGATCGGCGCAAGGCCGGCGAAACCCATGATCGAAAGGGCAACCCGCTGTGAGCAGCATCTCAAATCAGCACAGCCTGCGAAGGACCAGCCCCAAAGGCGGCCCTTTCATTGGCACATGTGTCCTCTGTGGCAAGGAGGGTTTGCATGTAAACGGCTGGTGGCGGACCAGCAAGCAAACGATGGAAAAGATGAGATCAAGACCGACCCGTGCCCCAACATGCGCGGCCTGTCGGGCGACGAAGCGGTAATCGAGACCATAAAGGGATAACGGACGACACGCTCTATTTCGTCGTTGGTTCGCTCCCTGGTGAGATGACTTGGGTCCACCAGAACGCCCAGCCGGCGCCCTTCGACCTGGGCGACGAGGAGGTCACCGAGCTGCTGGAACGCGCCCAGGAGTGCGTCGAGGCCATCGAGGCCGGCACCGTGTTCGGGCTCCGCGAGCAGCGCCTGGAGGCCAACCTGGGCGCCTTCATGGAGGCCCGCGACTATCAGACGTTCAACAACCTCAAGGTCACCACCGACTTGATCATGCAGGAATTGCACCCCATTGTGGGGATGGCTTGATGGCCAGCGAGGCAATCCAAGCGCGGATCGATCATCTGCAAAGTGAGGTTGATCGCCTCAGTAGCCTGCCAAAAGATATCAGGCCGCAGGAAACGATTGACCGTATTAAGCGGCGGCTCAGGAAACTATCGCGCAGAACCGGCCACTGGTCAGACAGTTTAAGATAGGAGCGGCACATGGTAGCCAAAGAGATCGAAGGCGAAGCCGAGTTTTCAGCGGGCATCCACGATGCCCTCGGCAAGGCGCTCGACGGCGAGCTGGGCGAGGCCGGCTCGATCGAGGACACGCCAGCGGTTGACCATGAGATACCAGACGAGACGCCAGCGCCGGCCGAGGAGGCCAAGGCTGCGGCGGACACCGAGACTGTGGCCGAGGCCGAGGGTGAAGCTCTCGACAAGCCTCCTGAAGCTAAGGCCGCAGTACCTGACGAAACGGAAAGCCAAGCGGAAACACCTGACACGCAGGCAGCCGATGCGCCGGGGGCGAAGATCGCGCCCGAGCATTGGCCGGCGGCTGAAAGGGAGGCGTTCGAGGGGCTGGACGACAACGGCAAGGACTTTGCGCTCGCGCAGGGCAGGCGATTGGAGGGGCTGCATCAAAGCCGTTCCGAGGAGCTGACCGGCAAGTTTGCAAACCTTGAGCAGTATCGCGAGATCGACCAGGCGATGGCCGCGCAGTCGGCGCAGCTCGCCCAGGCGGGGCTAACCCCGGCGACCTACATCGGACGGCTTATGGCCTATGAGCAGGCGCTGCGGACCAATCCTGCCGGCGCGCTGGCCCAATTGGCGCAAGACTATCGGGTCGATTTGGCAACCCTCTCGACAGGCACGCCCACCAGCGAAGCCGAATATCAGGACCCGGTCCAAGTTGCGAACGATCAACGTCTTAATCGGATCGAGGCCAACCAGCAGGCGCAGGCGCAAGCCACGGCGCAGGCTCAACAGCAGCAGAACCTGGCCCAGGTGACGGCCTTCAAGGACGCCATCGATGCCCAGGGAAACCTGTTGCACCCGCACTTCGCCGATGTCGAGGCCGCGATGACGGCCGACGCACAGGCAATGCGGGCCGCCGGCCAACCCTTTACTCTCGACCAGCTCTATGACCGGGCAATCTGGACAACGCAGTCCGTCCGCGAAAAGGTGCTCGGCGCGAGTAACGGCAAGGCAGAGGCTGACCGCGCGGCGGCTCTCAAGGCCCAGACGGCCAAAGGCATTGCGGCCACCACGACGGTGGCCAGCTCGGCCGGCGGCGCTGGCGAGAGCCAGGCCAAGGATATGCCGATCATGAACGAGATCGCGGCAAGGATGGAAGGGACTTTTGATAACGGCTAGTTAGGAGCCGCATGGCTACCCCCAACCTTACGGAAGCGGTGACGATGACGCTGCGAAATCGCAGCAAGACCCTCGCCGACAACGTAAGTAAAGGCAACGCCCTGCTCTCTCGCCTCAACAGTCGCGGTAAGATACGCACTGTTTCGGGCGGCCGTGAAATCTTGCAAGAGCTTGAGCATGCAGAGAACAGCTCGTTCCTGTATTACTCGGGCTATGAAGTGCTCGATATCACGCCGGCCGAAGTGTTCAGTTCCGCAGTATTCCAGTGGAAGCAGGCCGCCGTTGCGGTGTCCTGGTCTGGTCTGGAAGCCGACATCCAGAACACGGGCAAAGAGCAGATCATGAACCTCGTTGAGTCGCGTATTGCCAACGCGATGCGAACGATGAGGAACAACCTGTCCACGGGCATCTACAGCGATGGCTCGGGGACCGCAGGCAAGCAGGTTGGAGGCTTGCAGTTACTGGTGGCCGATGCGCCAGCGACCGGCACGGTCGGCGGCATCAATCGCGCCAACCATTCTTTCTGGCGAAACCAGTACTATGATTTCTCCAGCGCCAGCGTCGCCGCATCGTCCACGACCATCCAGGCGGCAATGCGCGCCCTCTGGATCGACTGTAAGCGTGGTTCCGACCATGTTGACATGTGGATCGGCGGCGACACTTACTTCGAGTACTTCTGGAATAGCCTCACGACCATCCAGAGGATCGAACGCACCGACCAGGGCAAGGCCGGCTTCCGCAATCTGATGTTTGTGGACGCCGACGTTTTCCATGACGGTGACAGTGGGCTGGCGGCAACCCGCATGTATGCGCTAAATACCGACTTTCTGTATTGGCGCCCGCATGCTAACCGAAATATCACTACCCTGGATCGGCGGGGCAGCGTCAACCAAGATGCTGGCGTCGTGCCGATTGTCTGGGCTGGGAATCTCACGGTTTCCAATGCCTCGCTCCAGGGCGTGATGACGGCTTAGGAAAGGAGATAGATCATGAGCATTCTTACTCCCACCCTAGGCGTGAACTTCGCAGCCGAGGGCTCTGCCTCGGGCGTGGTCGACCAGCTTACGCGGTTCGATCACAAGCTCGGCAACGTCGTGAATGGCGAAAAAGGCCAGAAATGGATGGCGGTCCAGATGACATCGGCCATTTCTCAATACGCCGCTGTTGGCGTGTCGGAGAACTGGCTGGCGCAGCCGCTAACCATTGCCATGCTAAATGATGGCTGGTTCGTCGGCTTCGCCCAGATCGCCTTGACCAAGGGCAAGCGCGGCTGGATCGCCGTTTCTGGGTCCGACATCAAATGCCTCGCGCTGAAAGCGTGCGCGGCCGATGTCAGGCTCTACGCGACCGCGACGGCGGGCGTTATCGATGACGCCGGCACGGCCGATGATCTGATCTGGGGCATCAACGCCGTAACGGCGGCCTCCGCATCTGCCCCGGCAACGGGCCAGGCGATCGAGATCATCGCCACGTTCCCGTCGCGCAACTACGTGGACCCTGTGCCGCAAGGCTAGGGATTGTGATTGTTCGGCGCCTCCTTTCCCTCCCGGGAGAAGATCAGCCGAGCAAGTGGGGGCGGGTGCCGTGCCGACGCCCGCCCCTGCAACCTTCCAATTGGAGATTTGAGACATGACCACTGGCATTCTGAATATCGTAGAAAACGAGGGCGGCGGCCCCATGAACCAGGGTGCCGAGCGGCCGATCCGCAAGTTCGGTTTCAATTCGCAGGACGTTGCCGTGGGCGCCGCGAGCGTTCAGAGCGCAGCCATTGCAGCCGGCAATAAAGAGGTTCGCCTATGTGCCGATGTCAATTGCCGGGTCGCGACGGGCGCCAACCCGACCGCCACGTCAACCAGCGAGCGGATCGTGGCCAACGCGCCCGAACGGTTCCGCGTCACACCCGGCGATAAGATCGCCGTGATCGAGGATTAGAGCCATGAACCCCAGCGCGCTTTCCGCACTCAGAGCACCCGGCGGCCAGGACCAGTTTTTTGCTTTCATCGAGTTCATGCAGAACCCGGCCAAGATCAAGGCCGAGGTCGAGAAGATCGACAAGGCGCGCAAGGCAGCCAATACGGCGATCGCCAAGGCTGGCAAGGCCAGCGAGATCGAGCGTTTGCATGCCTCAGCCACCGCCGCCCTTGTCGATGCGGACAAGGATCGTCAAAAGGCTATCAAGGACGCCCAGCGGGTGCGCCAGGAGGCCTCTGACGCCGCCGCCAAAATCCACGAGGCGGCCGATGAACGCCAGCGCCAGCTCGACGAGCGCGACAAGGCCCTCACGGCGGGGCAGCAGGGGGCCGCACAGCAACAGAAGGCGCTCAAGGCGGCCCTCGCCGAGGCCGAGAAGGAACGCGCCTCAGCGACCGCCCTACAGGAGACCTGCCGCGAGATGCAAGCCGACCTGAAGCGCCGCATCTCGATCATGAAAGGGCGCACGCAGGCAGCCGAGGCGGCCTGACCCGAGAACCTATCTAAGGATGTGAGCATGCTAGGCAGAATGTACACGGCGGGCTTTGAGGCAATCGCAGTCTCGGCCGTCCAGGACTTGTTTCAACTCCTGGCCGCGAGCAATGTCGCCGTCATCGTCCATGAGGTTCGCTTTTCCCAGGTCACGGTTGAGGTCTCGGAAATGGTGGAACTCATGATGCACCGGGGCTCGACGAATGGCTCGGGCGGCGGCACGGATACACCGAACCCGAATGACATGAGCCTGCCGGCGGCGGACACGACGGTCGAGATCAACAATACGACGCAGGCCACGAACGGCACTTTGGTGGGCTTCCGCAAGGAAGTCTGGCAAATGGTGCACCCGTTCCTATGGCTGCCGCCGCCCGAGGGCCGCGTTCTGATCCCCGGCGGCGATCTATTCCATGTCAGCCTCGAGACCGCGCCCGACGCCGAAACGACCATGAGCGGCGCGATCCTGTTCGAGGAGCTGGGCTAGTTCCCAAACAATGTCGTTCTTCTGGGAAAACATCGATGAACTGTGGGACGAGAGCGACATTGTTTGGGAAGTCGATCAAACCGTGGCCACGATCAAGCGGGTGGCGGCAGCCGGCGAGGGCTTCGCGGTCGGCTGCCGGTTGCGCGATTGGGTTTTCAGGCCGCGCTGGCAACCGCCGGCCAAGCGTCCGCTACCGCTACCGCTACTGCAAATCGGGCTCGACCCTGAGCTTGTGGCCCCGAGGCGCCCGAACTGGCGAATGTTCGTCGAGGCAGCCCAGGTCCGCGCACGGGGCTTGCCAATCGCGCCGATCCTGCTACCTTCAACGTCCCGAGCCCGAGTGGTCGGGCTCCTGGTTGATCCAGGGAGGCTAATGAACTAGCCATGGAACATCGGCACGATGACACGTTCGGCACCGCCGACGATGATTTCGACATTGACATCCTCCCAACCCCTCTGACCGTGGTCTGCCTCAAATGGGGCGATCTGTACGGTCCCGAATATGTCCACCGGCTCAAGGCTGGCGTGGCGCGGCACCTGAAAACACCGTACCAGTTCGTTTGCCTCACGGACGATCCCACGGGCCTGCCGCCCGATTGCGCGCTGGCGCTGCCGACCAACCTGCCCCGCTGGTGGGGGAAATTGTGGCTTTTCTCCCCGGAATTCTCCGCGCGGATCGGCGGCGGGCGCATCCTGTTTTTCGACCTCGACACCGTGATCGTGGGATCGATCGACTTCCTGGCGCAGTATCGTGGGCCATGGGCCTGCCTCAGCGGCTTTTACCATCCGTTTCGGTGCGGCTCGGGCGTGATGTCGATCGGGCCGCAATCGAACGGCAGCGAGTGCGTTTGGGAGTTGTACGACCGCGACCGCGCTTGGGCCGAGGGCTTTTGCGGCAATCTTGGCGATGGCCATTGGATGCAGCTCTGCCTTGGCATGGGCGACCGCTGGCAGGACATGCACCCGGGCAAGATGGCGAGCTATAAGGTGCATTGTACCGCGTCCGAAATCCCGGAAACGGCCGCCGTGGTAAATTTTCACGGTTCACCGAGACCGCACGAGGTCTTTGCGTATCCGCAGTATTCCAGTTCATTGCCTTGGATGCGCGAGCACTGGCTCGGCGAAAACGCGGACACGCTAAAAATCAGCCATGTGTCGGGTCAACCGCTGGTGCGGTCATGAATATCCTGATCACCGGGGGCGCCGGCTACGCCGGGAGCTACCTCGCTATGGACCTCGCCGAGCGGGGTGATTTTGGTGACCGGGGCCGCGAACCCGCCGCCTATCTGGTCCTGCCCTGGCACTTCCGCGATGAGATCGTGGCCCGCGAAAAGGACTATCTCAACCGGGGCGGTAAGCTGATTTTCCCGCTGCCCACGCTTTCGGTGGTCGAAGGATGACCGGACAAGTAGTCGGGATCACCAAAGTCCCAATTGGCGAGGCGCTGTGGATTTTGGGCGGCCATCTCTGGTTGCAGGCCTTCCGCCGCCGTAAATTATGGCAGTGGCGGCGTCCGTACCGACAGGCGCGAATGATTGTCCGCTTTGCCCGGTGCGATTGGCATGTGATGCGAGGGCAGCACCTATGACCGCCCCCGTGGTGTCGATCCTGTGCCCGACCCGGGGCAGGCCCGAGCGGTGCGCCCGGATGATCGAAAGCGCCTTCGACACGGCCGGCGCCGATATCGAGGTTCGGCTGTATGTTGACGATGACGACCCCAGAAAAGCCGACTACCTGCTATACGATGGGAAGGGGAGCCCTACAGGGCTGTTTGAGCGAGGCTGGGTAGTGTATGGCCCCTCGCTTGGAGTAGGCAAAGCCTGGAATATCCTGGCCAAGGACGCCCGTGGGGACGCCCTCATGATGGGCAACGATGATTTCATATACGAAACCCAGGATTGGGCAAAGGCGCTCCAGGCCCCCTCTCTGCCCAGCGACGGGGTGTTCTGCGCCCACTTCAACGACGGCGGGCCTCAGAATGGCCGCTGTAGGGTGCCGATCGTCGGGCGCGCTTGGTACGAGGCGCTCGGCTATTTCACCTCCGAGGAGTTCAATTTCTTCTATCACGACACCTGGATAGAGGACCTGGCGAACCGCATCGGGCGGCGCTACTACGACGGCGATATCATGGTCCGCCACGAGCACGCGACCAGGGGCGGCGAGGTCGATGACACCCACAATCGCAACCGCGACAACGGCCAGGCTCAGAAGGACAAGGTCATCTGGGCAGAAACCGAGCAACAACGCGAGATGAGCGCCGGCCTGTTGAAGGCGGCAATTCGGAATAAGGAGACATCGGCACCATGAACATCGGCTTTATCGGCCTGGGCAAGCTGGGCCTGCCAATTGCGGTCGCAATGTCCTCGAAGGGGCATCGCGTCCAAGGGTATGACATCGACCCGACCCGACAGATGGGGGGTGACGAAGGCTGGTGGGGGGTTCTGCTCAAAGGGGAACATGTCTGGCACGCCGCGTGGCCCGATGGGGCTGTCATCTGGAACGGCACCATGGAGGAGACGTGCCGCGACAAGGGCCTGATTTTCGTCGCGGTCCAGACGCCACATGAGGACCGCTTCGACGGCACCCACCCGCTGCCCGAGGACCGCGCGGATTTCGACTATACGTTCCTCAAGGCGGCCGTACAGGACATCGTCGCGAACCTCAACCAACCAACCCCTGTCGTGATCATCTCGACGGTCCTGCCGGGCACGACGCGGCGCGAACTGCGGCCGATCACCGTGGGCACGGACGCCACCCTGATCTATAACCCGGCCTTTGCGGCCATGGGGACCGTGATCGAGGACTGGCTGAACCCCGAGTTCGTGCTGATTGGAACCGAGGGCGGATATGACAGAGACAATGAAAGCCCTGCGCTGCGGACGTTGATTGATTTCTATCAATCGACGCTCTTTTCTGGCTCAGTACAGAGGCCCCTGCGCCTGCCTCTCGGGCTTCTATCACCTTTTCAGTTCACGACCATCGAGAGCGCCGAGCTGGCCAAGGTCGCCTATAACACCTGGATCAGCATGAAAATCGGCTTCGCGAACACGGTCATGGACCTCTGCCACCAGATACCCGAGGCCGATTGTGATCAGGTCATGGACGTGCTCAAGGCGGGCGATAAACGGATAGTTAGCCCGGCATATTTTTCTGGCGGCATGGGTGACGGAGGCGCCTGCCATCCGCGCGATAACATCGCAATGTCCTGGCTGGCACGCGAGCATGACATTCCGTTCGACATGTTCGGGGCGGTGATGGAGTGCCGCGAGAAGCAGGCTCAATCTCTGGCCCAGGTGCTGACGTTCCATTCTCACGGGCGCGCTCTGCCGGTTGCGATCTACGGCCTCGCATACAAGGCCGAGAGCCCGCTGACCATCGGCTCGGCGGCAATGCTGGTGAAGAACATCCTCGATGGCGAATGTGGCCCTGATCCTGATCTTTGGGACCCGATCGCCGAAATAGGCCAGGAGCTTGCCGGCCCCGCCGTGATCCTGATCGGCTGCAACCATGCCCGGTTTGCCAGCATGATTTTTCCTGGGGGCTCGGTAGTCATCGACCCCTGGCGGTATATCCCAGATCAGGGCGGCGTGAAGGTGATCCGCCTGGGCGAGGCGGCGTGATGGTCGCGCTTGATTTTGTTGATGCGCCGGTCGGAAATCGCTTCCGCTGCCAAAATTGTGAATGGGAAATGTTCTTTATTCAGAACGAAGGCGAGGAGCGCGCGGAAGGGCCGGTCGATAACATCGAATGCACCCAATGCCATGCCATGTATCACGTTTCGGTACGGTCTTGACCATACCTGCGCCGATCCTGATCACCGGCTTTCCCAGGTCGGGCACCAGCCTGGTCGCCGGCATGTTCGCCGCCTGCGGCGCTTGGACCGGCGAGTGCGTGCCTGGGGGGGCGGACAACCCGCGAGGGTTTTTCGAGAATATCAGGCTCCGTGAGAACATCACCAAGAAAATCCTTGGCGACCTACTCAAGTGTGATCCTCTCGGCATCAGGTCTCTGCCCGAGCTGGACACCGTCCGAAAGGTGTTCTCGGCCGAACCCGGCGGCGGCGGAGCAGTGCAAAATTGGGCGTTCAAAGCCTTTGTTGAAAAAGAGCTGGCCGCTGATGGCTACGATGGCACCAGCCCCTGGCTCTACAAGGACTGCAAAACCAGCCTGCTGTGGCCCCTCTGGCACGCCGCGTGGCCCGACGCGAAGTGGGTGATCGTCCGCCGCTCGTTGAACGAAATCGTGCGGTCCTGCAAAGGCACGTCTTTCATGCGCCAGCACGGGCTGAATTTCGCCGGCTGGCAGGAAAAGGTCGAAGCCTACATGGACCGCCTCGAAAACATGGTCGAGACCGAGAATGTCGCCTGGGGTGAGCTGTGGCCGCATCACTTCATGGAGGGCGATTTCAAGCCCCTGGCCAAGATGATCGAGGATTGCGGCCTGACCTTCGACCAGGAGGCTTGCGAGGCGATGATAGAGCGCCCGGCATGGCGCCAATCGCCGCCGGGCATGATCCCCCTGGAAACGACGCTCAAGCTCAACGTCGGGCTCGAGGCGGCCATGGAAAACGTGATCGCGGCGCTGACCAGGGGCAAGGCCGAGGGCTTCAAGCTGTTCAGGCCCGAGCCGCCCCATGGCGTGCCGGCCTGCATCGTCGGCGGCGGCCCGAGCCTCAAGGCGAAGCTGCCCAAGCTCCGCAAGCTCCAGGCCAAGGGCGCCGTGGTGATCGCCTGCAATGGCGCCCACGATTACCTGCTGCGCCACGGCATCATACCCTGGGCAATGATCATGATGGACGCCCGCGAGCAAAATGCCGAGTTCGTCAAGCGGCCCCGGCGCGATGTCCATTACTTCATGGCCAGCCAGTGCCATCCGAGCGTGTTCGACGCCCTGCGCGACCATCAAGTGGTTCTGTGGCACAGCGCGGCCGGCGATGATCTGGAGGCCATCTTGCGGGCGCGTGGCGAGGTCTACGGCGAGGATCACATGATCGTGGCCGGCGGCAACACCATCGGTCTGCGGGCGATGAATTTGGCCTATATCAACGGGGTTCGCGACTTCCACCTGTTCGGCATGGATAGCTGCTATAAGACGCCAAAGGTTCACCACGCCTACAAGCAGACCTTGAACGACGGCGAAAAAACCCTTGAGGTCACCCTGGGCGACAAGACGTTCCTCTGCTCGGTCTGGCAGGCCCAGCAGGCAAGCGAGTTCAAGCAATGGATTGAGATGTTCGCCGGCCTGGTGACGCTGCAGGTCCACGGCGGCGGCCTGCTCGCTGCCCAGCTCGATGAGGCCCTCGAAATCTACACGCGGCAACAGGAGACAAAAACGGCATGAGTGATCAATTCGGCCTGGATGACGGACAGTACCAGCCGGGGCGGCCCGAGACCGGCCCGAGCAAGCATGACATCGAGACCTTTCGGCCGCCGCCGAGGCAGCCGGCCGGTGAACGGGTCCAGCCTATTTTTCGGTGGGAGGCCCGGCAGAACGGCCCAAAAACGACCGAGGAGGGGCGCCCAATCTATGACAACGTCGCCTTCATCAAGATTGTGATCCCTGGCGACAACACGACCGAGATCGATCGCAAGGCGACCGAGGACGACAAGATGCGGTTCGCCGATGCCTGGGCCGCTTTCGTCGCCGGCAACGAGCGCCCGGTCGATGGCACGCCGCTCAAGGAATGGCCGTTGTTGAACATCAGCCAGACCAAGGAGCTGGAGCACTTCAATATCCTGACGGTCGAGATGCTTGCCGGCCTGTCCGATGGCCAAATCCAGCAGACCGGGTTCATGGGCCTGGCGGCGCTGCGCGACAAGGCCAAGGGGCACATCGAGGTCGCGGCCGATGACGGCGTCGTGTATGAAAACATGCACAAGCTGGAGCAGGCACTCGATCGCGTCGAGGAGCTGGAGGCCAAGGTCGCCGGCCTGGAGGCGGCCCTGAAACAGGCACGCACCGAGGCGGCCCTGGGCGGCACCGACCCCGCGCCCGCGCCCGAGCCACCGCCCAAGCCACGCGGCAGAAAAAAGGGATAACAGATGAGCCTGCTTACGATCTGCCAGGCGGTCGCCCGCGAGGTCTCGCTCCTCGTGCCGGCGGCCATCATCGACAACGACGACCCGACCGCGACCCGTTTGCTGTCGATGGCACATCGGAGCGGGCAGAAACTGAGCCAGCGCGATTGGAAGGTGTTGACCAAGGAGCACACCTTTACCAGTTCGTCCTCGACGGCAAATTACGCCCTGCCGAGCGATTATAATCGGATGGTGCAGGAAACGGCCTGGAGCCGCACCGACTATCTGCGCGCGCGCCAGCTCGACCCCCAGGACTGGCAGCGGTTCAAAAGCGGCCTCGGCACCGCCATTGGCACCGCCCAGCGGTGGCGCATCGTGCCCGTGAGCGGCGTCCGCAAGTTTTCGATCGACAACCCCGGCACCGGGGGCAAGGCACTGGTATTCGAGTATGTCACCGACAACTGGTGCATGACCTCGGGCTCCGTAGGCCTGACCGACTGGACGAACGACACCGACGTGCCCGTGATCGATGCGGCGCTGCTGGAGCTTGATATGATCTGGCGGACCCTGCGCGCCTCGGGCCGGTCCTACGCGGGCGAACGCCAGGACGCCATGGACGCCATTGAAAAGGGCTTCGCGGAGGACATGCCGCCGCGCATCCTGAACCTGGGGGCCAGCCGGCATCGGGCTTTCGTCGGCGGCGCCAACATTCCAGACAGCGGGTTCGGCTAGATGCCGGCGCCGATCGGAACACTGCCCGAGGCCGTCCCTTCGGTCCTGCCGGCCCCGGTCGGCGGCCTGAACTTCCGCGACAGCCTGGCCAATATGCCTGTCACCGACGCCCTGCGCCTCGACAATCACTTCTGCGCCATCGGCAAAGTGATCTTGCGAACGGGCACGGCCAACCATATCACCGCCGGCATCGGCAGCGGCGCGGTCGATACTCTGGCCGAGTACCACGACGGTGCCAACCGCAAGCTGATCGCGGGCGCGAACGGGCTTATTTACGACGCGACCAGCTCGGCGGCCACGGGCCTCGCGAGCGGCTTTTCCGAAAACCGCTGGCAGACCGCGCAATTCGACGCCAAGCTGGGCCTGGTCAACGGCACCGATGCGCCGCAACAGTTCAGCGGCACCGCAATCTCGGCCATGACGATCAATGATGCGGCCTCGGCCTCGGGCCTGGCCAAGACCAACATCATCGGCATTTTCATACATGAGAGCCGGTCATACCTTTGGGAGGACGGCCAATCCGATTTCTGGTATAGCGCGCTGAACACTTTGGGCGGCACCATGACCAAGTTCGCTCTGAGCCGGGTCGGCGACATCAAGGGCAACCTGATCTGTGCCAATACCTGGAACGTGGCCGGCGGCGCAGCCACCTGGGGCGGCGGTGGTGTCGGCGTCGATCTGGCTGTGTTCGTCATGTCGAGCGGCCAGGCCGTGGTCTACGAGGGTGATGATCCAGGGTCCGACTGGTCCCTTGTCGGCGTCTACCAGATTGGCGCCCCGGTCGATGTGCGCGGCACCCTGCGGATCGGCGGCGACCTGGTGATCTTGACCAAGGCCGGGCTTGTCTCCATGACGGCGGTTCTTCAACAGAAAGGCCTGATCGGGCCGCAAGGGACGATCACGAACAAGATCGACCCCAAGCTGATCAAGGAGATCAACGACAATATCGCGCAAACCGGCTGGGAGGCTATGTATTTCCCAGAGCACCAGGCCGGCGAGCTGCTGCTGATCAACGACCCGGCCAGCGCCACGGCGATGACCCAATGGGTGCTGAACGTCGAGACCGGCGCCTGGGCGCGTTGGAAGGACCTGAGCGCCCGATGCTGGGCACGCTTCAACGATCGGCTCTATTTCGGAACCGCGACCGGCACGATCATCCAGGCCGACACGGGCAACACCGACCTCGGGGCCGCGATTGCCGGCGATGCCGAAACCGCCTACAGCTATTTCGGCGAGCCGGCCAAGCTCAAAACCGGCGTCGAGCTGATGCCGACCTTCAAATCGTCGGGCGCCATCGCGGCTTCGATCGTGATGCAGTTCGATTTCCAGACGGTCGGCGTTGCCCCCAGTCTCCAGACCTTCCAGAGCGCCTATCAGTTCTGGGAAAACATCGACGAGCTGTGGGACGAAAGCGACATCATTTGGGAGGTTGACACGACCACGGCCGTGACCAAGCGGGTCGGCGCGGCCGGCGAGGGCTTCGCGGTCGGCGCCCGGTTGCGGACCTCCATGACTTCGGACTTTGAATGGCACGCCACTAACTTCGGGCTGATCCCCGGCATGGGAGTTCCCTGATGGCCGCTGTTACAGGCAAGAAACTAAAGAATACCTATAAGGATCTTCTCCAGATCAGCAATGCCAACTCGGGCATAGACACGACCCTGCGCGCTGTCGAGGACTGCGAAGGCACGACGGGCGCGTTGTCGATGTCCACCACGGTTGTTGGTGTTCTCGATGGCGCTGTCGGCGCCCCCGGCCTTGAGTTCAAGGACGATCCTGATAACGGAATTTACAGGATCGGCGCCAACAATTGGGGCCTTGCCGTGGCCGGCGCCTTGGCGATCGAGCTTGACCCTATCGGCTCGATCCAGATGCCACTCCAGCCGGCGTTTTTGGCGCGGAACTTGACGGGCACGGCCAACCAAACAGGCGACGGTGGTTTGGCCACGGTGGTTTTCGAGGACGACAGCGTTGCCGACCGGAATACAGACTTTGCATCAAACGCGTTCACCGCGCCGGTCGATGGGCTTTACCTTCTTATCGTCACCGTTACGATGCACGAGATTACCACCTCGATGACTGACGCTCGAATCAGGATCGTCACGAGCAATAGGAGCTATTATCAAGACTATAACGCGGGAGGCATGTACGGACGCGGCTACCTTGGAACCGGCACCATACAGTTCGTGGTGATCGCAGATATGGAAGCCGTTGATACAGCCTATGTTTTAATAGAGGTATGGAACCCGGCGGGCGGCGGCAGTGACACGGTGGACATCACGGGACACGCCGGTTGCGCGACCTATTTCGCTGGCTGTTTGTTGGCATAGGAGAGAGAGCATGGACGTTAGTTCGACCCCACACCAAGGCGGCCTCAGAATTACCATAACCATAACCGCCGACGAAATGGCCTGTCTGAAAAACGATCTTCCGGGCGATGCCGGTGTGGTTGATTGGTTTTCGGCGGGGCCGGCGGCCAACAAGATTGCCAAGTGTGCCGAGCGCATGGATCGCGAGTGGCGCGACCGGCTGGACGCCGATCCTGCGGTGGCCACGGTTCCTGCTGACCGAGCGGCGAGAATTGCCCTGATCCAAGCGCGCGACGACTACAAGGACCGCGCCGCCCGCGAAACAGAAGCGAGGGCGGCTGCCGCAAGGCGGTGATCGTCACCGGCGAAGATGTAGCGGTCGCGGCCTGGGTCGCGGCACGGCTCCCAGACCTCCAGGTCTACGGCGGCGAGCTGGACACATCCAAGTTCCGAGCTATCGGCGTGACCATCGACGGCGCCCCTGCGGCCGGCGTGGTCTACTACAACAAGACGGCGACAGGGATAGAGATGGCGGTGGCCAGCGACAATCCGCGCGCCTGGACGCCGGCATTCATGTTTTCGATATTCAGCTATCCGTTCG